TATCAGTATATGTGCTCATTTTTTACAAATATATATCAGCAGTTATGCTGCGTCAACCTCCGTCCATGTGTTGCTTGCTCCAGTCACAACATTAGCCCATGGTGTGCTAAATGTTTGGCCTAATTCAAACGTAGAGCTTAATCCTGTTAAATCTACTATCGCTGCTCCAGACGGAGTAACAGTTCCAGGTGTAAACGTCAAAGCCACTGTTGAAACAGATACAATTACACCTGTTCCGGTTTGTATTGTAGGTGTGCCTAAAGCCGTGTTCATCGCCACACTGCTCAAGGTCACTAGGGCATCTGCTTCAACAGAGGCCGTTCCTAAGGCTGTTGCGGCGGTAACACCTACAGGATCTACTTGTGTAAATATATCAATGAAAGGAGTGCCAATTGCAAAATCTAATTGATCTGAAGGTGCTATAACATCAACATTACCCTCACCTGTTATACCTGATGCTCCTGATAAAGCAGCTCCAACAGTTAAACTACCTAGGGTTACTTCTGATGTGCCGACTTGTGAGGTTGTACCAAGAGTGCTTGTTAAGTCTAAACCAGTTACAGATACAATTACACCTGTGCCAACCTCTTGTGTAGTCGTACCAAGTGCGGTCGACATAGTGACAGCGCTTACATTTGTAATAAATTCAATGTTAGCGTTCCACTCAAAAGAACCCCACTCAGCTCTGCCCCAACCTGCATCTACAGTTCCTGAACCTGTTTCAGTTCCAACTGCAAAAGAGGTTAATAAACTTCCAAGGACAACGCTTGTGCCCTCTCCTACTGTAACTCCTGATAATTGTGTTTCGAAAGAAACACCTGTTGGGAAAAATACGTTTTCAGGTTCACCTACCGCAGTGCCTAAAGCAGAAGTTACTTGTAATGAATTTAAAGTAACTACACTGTCAGCAACTACGCTTTCAGTTCCTAAAGTTGTTGATGCAGAAACACCTGTAACAGATACTGTTATAGAACTTTGTTGGCCCCAAAAGCCTTGCCCCCACGTGCCCTCATTCCAAGCATCTGCCATGGTAATGACCCTTTATATTAAGATAATCTTAATATAGCGCTTGATGCATCGTTAGTTGGGAATGCGATTGTAAATGTACCGTTAGTTGAAGTTTTTACACTACCAAAGTCCAAAACTGCAATAGCTGCATTTGTGTTACTTGAGCTATTATTGTATATCAACGCTGCTTGTGCAGAAATAGTAGCTGAAGTAAAACTTAAGTTTGCAAAGTCTACAAAAGCTGTTGATGCTGTTGCACTTGTTTTTGTTAATCCAATCGTTGGACTTGTTAATTGCGCTCCACCACTTGTGTAAGTGCCTGAGTTACCTACTTCGTTAGTAGCTGAAAACGCTGTTGTGTTTCCATTCAATGTTGCAGAATCTGTGTAAAGGGCTAACTTGATTGTATCATTATCAATATCGTGATCACCCGCTAAGAGCTCCTGCTTAAATGAAGCACATACTGCTTGATTTATCGCCATGTTTTATGCCCTCCTTAGGCCTTTGGGTCTGCCGATGGTAAAGGTACTCTTAGTACACCATCAGTATACTCATCTCTTCGTTTACGTCCCATCTGCTCGTTAGCAAAAGCTGTTAGAGCTGTTTGGAACTTCTGCGTGTATAATTGCATATCTTGAGTATTTTTCAAGTATGAATAAGCTTCTGACAAAACACCATACAATAATACCTCGGGTGCATTGTTAGAAACAAAAGTTGTCGTGCTAGTGCTACCAGCACCATTGCCTAATCGCTCTGGAGTTTCGTCATACCACATCTCAACTGTGTATGCTATGTCTGGAGTAGGTGCCACCACTAACGTGTTGTTATCCCAATTGGCCCAATATTTAGGCTCACCTGTAAAATTAGAATCTGTTGTAGATCTCTCAACTGCATATTCATCTATAAATGTAGTATCTACTTGTTCTAGCCAAACTATAGTACCATCTGACTTGTGTAATTGTAAACCTCGTGCAAACCTAAAACCACCCTCTGGCCCTGAAACATCTAAAAAAGAATTATTTGCTTGAAAAGCCGATGTTGCATATCTTCTTTGTGCATCTGAATCTATTAATCTGTCAATTTGGTTTTCTATATTAGTTATAAAAACGTTTACCACACTATTAGATAATACGTCACTTGTTACCTCAGTATAGTTTCTAACATTATCTAATAACTCTGAATAATTCATGATATCACCACACTGACTGTACCAATACTTGATCCAATAAGCAACTCTGTGCTTTGTGTAGAAGGTATCATACCATTAGACTCAAACGCTGAATCTCCAGGTGCTCCAGCAAAAACAGTAACAGGTTCTTGTCTAGCTGGTCTAGGATCTTTTAATGCGATTGCATCAGCAGGATGATGACCTGGATCTAACTGCGGATGTTTTGGCTCAAAACAATCTGGGCAAGTAAATAATCCGTTCCATTCTTGTCTAAGCTGTAAGTATTTGTACTGTTGTCCGCACCTATCACATAAAGCTATGGCACGATTACCGTTTGCAAAAGTCATCTATTACCCCACGTAAAAGCTTCTAGGCACTATGTTGACAGAGGTTGATTGACTGTCCTCAGTCAATGCCCTTTGTAATTCTGCCTCATATCTTCTTTCTAATTCTTGTGATCTTTCTGGTGCTATCTCTTGTCCTAGATAGTATGCTAAACCTGCTACGGTGCATGGTAAAAATCTAAAAGGTGCGTCAGGCTCATTTGTATATGCGCCTACATCTTCTATTCTACCTACATAAAAATAATTTATTTGTGTGTCTGTTTCATTAGGTGTCTGATAAAGATTTATTTCAACATTTGATAAATTTCTTTGCACAAAGTATTGACTAGGTTGTCCTTCTGAGAATTTGTTTGGTACATTTTCATACTCTGATCTTGATATTTTTGTCATACTTGTGTCTGTGGTTGTATTACCGCTAATTTTTCTAAAAACTAATTCTAAAACATCTGATGCATCAGACGGTGCAGTATATGTAGTAGTGCCTGCCGTAAGATTTTGTGTATGATTTTTTACTTTCCATAAATGAATACCCCGATTACCCCACTCAGAAAACAGTAAGTTAAGGTTATCTCTTGCTGCTCTCATCTCGTAACCAGTTCTCATAGATTTACCGCAACGGGCATAAGCACGTTCAATAATACTATCGAAGCTGAGATTAAATGTAGTGGTATTCGAGGTAGCCATTATTATGCTTTACCTTTTCTTTGCTTAGCAGGGTTGCCTACGCCACCGCCACCACGCATCTTTTTAATCATGCCACCGCCACGTTTTTTCAACATACCGCCACCACGTTTTTTTACGACCTGCTTTTTCATAGGTCCGCCGCCCATTCTTTTAACGACATTCTTTTTTTTCATCATGATGTTTTCTCCTTTTTAAATAGTCTTTCGTACTCTAATTGCCTTGTTTTTACTACTTCTTCGTAATACTCGGCTGGCCATTTTTTATAATAACCTATCTTATGTAGTTTGCAACTTGCATCATAGAGCTGTTTAAACTTTTGAATAAGCATCATTGAGTATGCTAAATCTGTTTGATAATTATTGTCATCAGTAGGATTTACTAAAAACTCTTGTTCCTCAACGGTAGCGGGATTATTAGGGTGGAACCCCATAAAATATACGTCACGTTTATTATAAGTTTTATTGTAAAAGTCTATTTTTTCTTGAAACTGTTCTTCATCATATTGATCAAAATAAGGATCACAAAATATAAGAATGTCGTGATGTTTTTTATTCCAGTCTTTAAGTAACGAAGTAAGGTGTTTTTCGTATTTCGTTTTGTCAGGTCTAACCTCAATTCTAAGTTTACCATCTTTTCGCCATTTTGCTGCAAAGGGACATGCTGGAAAACCGAGATGTTTATTCATCGGCTCTAAGACACGCTTAGACCAATTTATAACATCAACCTTTATTTTTTCTGCGTGTTTTTTTCTTGACAATGGTTTTGACGTTAGTTGGCTTTCCACCAACTCCTTGAGCTACTGCTCTTTTTCTAGATACTGCTGATTTAATTTGTCCCTTAGACATTGCCGCTGCTTTTGCAGCGGGGACACATTTAGGGTACTTTCGTTTTCGGTCTGCTTTTAATTTTGATCTACCACATTTAGCGAAGCTGCCATCTTTTTTTCGAGAACCTATATCTCTCCAATCCTGTTTGAACCACTTCGCTAATCCTTTGTGGCCAGACATTTTATACTATCTGTGATATTGCGTATATTGCAACAACTCCAACAACAACGACAATCATCTTACCTTTCTTGTTTAGAGCGTTCCATTTACTTTTGATTGAATCTAGCATGATTACCTCCTTAAACGAAAAGTTTAGTTTGCTTTCGTCTTGACGGATCAACCATGCCACAACCTGCTGCAACAATCGATCCACCATTTGCCATGCGCTGCGCTGATACAGCTTTTCTTTGTTGAGAAATAGAACCTCCCATGGCTTTTTTAGGCCCTTTAAAATCTTTACGTTTTACGCCGCTTGGGTCTTTTATTTTGCCTGCACAGATTTTTGAAGCGTAAGCATTTGCATATGCGCTAGGGTATACCTTAAATTTACGCTTAGCTGCTGCCTTACCTCTTGGACATAATTTAGTCATGTTCTAGTTCTCCTAATACTCATCTTACCTTTTTTGAATATATTAGCAACTTGTGTTTTACCCATGACCTTTGCTCTTTGTTCACCTACAGTTAATATC